TCCAAGATGTTCAATCCAAAAGATTTCTGCGTAGTCTGTTTCTTCTTGGGTCTCGTGTGTTCCGAGTTTCTCGACTACGAAAGCGGCTTTGCCGTACTTTCGAATTGCTGCGTGAAAGTAATCCTTTTTCAGCTTAGAGTAGATATGCTCGCGGAGTCTTTGTTCAGGAGTCAACTCCGTCTGACCCACGTATTGTTTGCCGTTGATGATGTTCGTTACTAGATATGTATAAAACATTTCTCGTCTTCACCCGAGTTGAGTTCCGGGCGGGGGTGAAGCCCCGCCCTTCGCTCGTTTTGATTCGAATCAATTCCCCTATCCTAACACCGGTTTCTGTGTTTGTCAAGAGAAATCTTACATAGTTATAACCTCTTTGTTCTTACGAACTTGAGGTCTCACTTTGTAATCTGCGTAAAGTCCGCTATTGTTACACCGTCTAATCCAGACGTGGGCAAGTCGTTTCGGTTCCGCTTGCCTCTGTATGTCACCATACAGACCAGACTGTCGCATCACCCTTTCGGGCGTCTCTTCGCTCAGTCGTTACTGCTGCCCGGCTTTCGCCTGCTTGCAGTCTGTTGTCTCCCGGGGGAGAGTTCCAGCTTGATTAGAAGAGATTTAACGACGACTATCCACAGGAGTGGTGATGTTTACTACATCGTCAATCGTCGATCCGGGCCGTAGCGTATTTGTATAACGCACATTATAGCTAACCCCTTTGTTATCTATAACTTAGGACCGGTATTCGTAAGAGGCCGGGTTACTATCTAGTTAGCCTCCGATTTGTCTTGCAGGATCGCTTACGCTTCCCTGCTCTGGTGCTGACTGAATAACGCTTCTGTTACCTCGTTCTTATCGAACGCGGGCAAGTCATTTCTGCTTGCCTCCCTATGTCGCCATAGGGGCCGGAGCACATCATAATCCACGAGGGATTCTCCGTCTATGCTCTCTACACATTTATCAACCGAAGTTGAGTTTAGCTCGGTATTGTCTCAGGGAGAGTTCCACCGAATTAGCGGAGTTCTTCAAGAATCATTGCTGATTCAGGCTGCTTCTCTTTTCGAGTACAGTTTGTAGTTCTTGCTGCCGTCATTCGGATTTTTTCCCAGAAAGACGGAGAAAATCGCGTCATCTCCAAAAATGTACGTATTGTAGTACGTATTGGAGCTGATCGTGACTGTCGGCGCAGTGCTTGTCTGCTTGAACGTGACGCCCGCGAAGGAGATGGTATCTTCGTTCGAAGGCAGTTCAAACAGCATCTTTGCCCGTTCCGGATCGCGCTTGATGATGTCCGACAATCCGTTGAAGCTGGTGTCGTTCAGCACGTCGCGGACAACGTTCGGGTGTATGCTCGTTGTTACTCGTCCATTATCTGGACGGGACTGAATGTTTCCATCAGTCTCTGCATATCACTATGCAGGTCGGAACATGTCTTCATCCTTTTCAGGAGCGAGGTGTATGTTCTCTACACGTTTCCGATTTCTCGGACTTCGCTCGGCGTTTTCTCCTAAGAGACGTTCGCCGAATTAGCCTCGTATCGACGGCTGTTACCAGCCGAAGGCACCATAATTAATGCCACCAAACTTGTTGTCCACCAGAGGACGAGCGTTAACGCTGACCAATGACTGGGCAGCCGACCGGATGTTATTCGCGGTCAGATACGAGCCGTTGGCAAGCTGGGAGTTGACCAAGGTGTCAACCGCAACCGCAGAGTCCGCTGTGATCTGGACAAGGCTGTTGAGGGTGAGAGCCAGGCGGTAGTTGAGTTCGTTTGCCAGGTTCTGCAAAAGACCCGGATCGTCGATGGCAACATCAAGCGCCAAGTCACTGGAGTTGATGAAGTCGGCATATTGTCCGCAAAGGTGTTTTTGGTGTTTCCTGTCTTCAGGAACACGCTCTGTATATCTCTATACAGATCAGACTATATCATTCGTCCATTTTTCGGACGATTTGGCGTGTAGTCGTTACGGGTTCTGGTTCCCCAGTCTTCCCTCGGGATTGTCTCAGCGAGATGTTCCCCGATATAGCCAAATTTTTTGACCACCGATTCTTAATGGTCGCGACAATTTTATTGCTGGATTCACTGATTGGTGATCCTACCGTGCCTTCAGCGGCCTGATTCAGGTTAGCTGCGAGCAGGGCGTAGGTGTAGACTTGTGTGTTTAGGCCATCAGCATCTCTGCTGGGGCGCTCTCATCGTCGCCGATGAGAACAGACTGTATCTTCGGAGCGTTGAGATAACGGATCGCATCACATAACTTCTTTCGAAGTTCCCTATTCGGCGAAGAAGGAAGACGGACAAGCTCTAGTGCTAATTTAGCCTGGGGTCTCTTAGTTATCAAATAAGGTAAAACTTGAAGAAGAAAACTCTCCCGCTTTTCTTTTCCCGTCAATTCCCAAGTATAAAACTCCTTGGTATTATCGTGGGCCTCTTGTGTATGAAACCAACCTCCGTAGAGATCAAGAAACATTTGGACAAGAGGGCGGTAGTTATTCCCCATTCTGATCCGCAGCATGGGTTTATTGTCCGGTGTGAAAGCTGCTGATATGCAACCCTCGCCGTCCATTACTCCTGCTACGTATGCGTGCGTTAGTTTATTTTCAACCGATCCGTCTAGCGTGTCAGTCGTTACGCATTCCCTATTCTTCATCCCACGTATTTTGTCCATCAATTCTTTTCGTTTCGATGGATTTTGCTTGTCTCCAAGGTTGTAAAACTCTTGTAAAACAAGAGCTTCTTCCTTTTTGATTCGCAGATACGGAAGGATATTCGTGAGGAACGTAGGAGCCGCGCTTCTTCCATTGATATTCCACTGGTACCAAACCTGTCCTTTTGCGGGACGGTGGGCAGTGTAGAATCCTCCGAAAGTTTCCACCAGCCATTTGACTAGGGGAAGTTCGACGCTACTCATCACAATTCGGGGCTGGTATGGAGTTGCTTTTCCATTTTTAGGTGTCGGCTTATAGATTGAAAAACATCCTTCAGCGTCCATCAAACCTGCAACGTATGCTTTCGTTCGTTCTCTCATAGGGTCTTTGCTCGGTATTGTCTATTTAGAATTCTACCACACCTAGTAGTATCCTGTCAACAGAGTTTCACCGATTTAGCTAGATTTTAATTCAGCACCATGAATACTGAATTTGATTGCCCTGACGCAGAGGCAGCGGACGCTGCTTTGTCATGCTCAAGAACGGGGTCTGGGCTTTCAGGTTGGGGACTGCTTCTCGTTCATCAATGTGTTTAGGATGCCAGCATCTCTGCTGGATCGCTCTGCATGTTCCCATGCAGTTCAGGCCGTGTCTTCAATCCATTAACTGGACTGTCTGGCGTCTCGGTCGTTACGGAGCCTATTGCTAGGTTTCCTCGAAGTTGCCCGGTCGGGGTCTTCTTCGATATAGTCAGATTTTAATTCACCAAGATTTTAGTGAATTGCTACCAAGTTCGGAAGCGCCCCGGTTGTGATGATACTGGCTGGTGAATAACTCATGTAGAGTTACTCCTTTGTTGTTTAGTTTGAGCGCCGACTCTGGGCACGATGACGTTGGATGGCAGCCCATAAAGCATTGTGCTGTTCATCCGTCATATTGTCCAAGTCCTCGACTGAGGGTGCTTTCGGAGTTTCTGGAGACACGATAGGTGTTATGTCGTTTCTTCCGATTCCTAAGCTCGCCCTCGGGCGCGTCACCTGACTCACAATCCGTGGATCGGGGCGCGGCGCAGGTGCCGGTTCTGTAAGAACCTCCACCGGCGGGGGTGTTTTGGGAAGTTTCTTCACGGGGGCCTTGACTAACAAATCATCATCAATCAGGTCACGGAATGCTTCCTCAAGATTTTCGGCAGTGTAAGCACCCGCAGTGATCAGCTTGGTTAGCACTGAGTCATTCACGCTGTCTACACTCTGGCCGAGTTTGTATTTTGCCAACCACTTGACGATCATGGTGTAATTGTGCCAGTTATCGTCGGGGTAGTAGTCGGGGTTGTTTGCCAAGAAGGATTTGTTCACGCTCTCGGCGGTTAGTTGATTGCTGGCGTATTCGCCTTTTCGAGCGCCCTCCTGGGACAGGGATAAGAGTTGGTCCATTGTCACGCCCCGGGTCTTCATCAACAAGAAATCTTGGGCCGCATCCGGATCAGACTCCAGCAAAGTTTTGTATTCAAAAGTTTCGTCCGCCGTGAGTTTTCGTGCTTGTGAAATCTTCGGCGTAGCCGACTGCGGTTGAGCAGGCTTCGGGGTATCTCTGAACTTCAATTTGGCGTTCTGCTCGCGAATCTTTTTGGTAGCGTTCGCCTGAGCTTTGAGCGTGTTGAAGATCAGCTCTTTCAGGTTCTTTCCCCAATAAACTTGAGGGTTGCCGCCCGTGGAGCTGGACACGGTCCCCTTCCACTGGCCCTTTTCCTTTTCAATGGTCAACTCGGTGCCATCATCCAGCGTCATCGTTTCCGGCTGGTCTACTTCGGGCGGGGGAGGCGGTTCTACAATAGGTTCAGCTTCCGCCGGAGGAGTACGAATAACCTCTGGGTCTAGTTGCTCGTGAGCGTCGAGCGCCGGGTCAATGAACTGCTCTTGATTATCGGGCTCAACGACATCGGGGTCTTTGAGGTCTGCGTAGTTCGCGCCCCAGTCTACGTTGTTTGCAAAAGGATCGGGTGAGCCATCGGGGTTTAGTAACCAGGGGTCTTGTGCGGTTTTTGCCATTCAATCATTCTCCTAGCGAAAATCCTTCGCTACGGGGTTGGGTTAGGTGTCGTACTTGGGTTGGGGAATTCTGTTTACGGCCCATCTCCACATAATTTCGTGCTGGCGGGCGTGGGCGTACATTTCGTGGGCAAGGGCTACCGGCACGCCGTCGCCGTGTGGCCACTTAGCTTCTGGCCGGGAGGAGGTGCAGAAGATATCGTCTACTTCTCCTCCTGCCGAGTAGCAGCCATTACACCGATAATAATGTAAGTCGTTGCCACCCCAATTTTTGGCTAAAATAAATTCTAGGGGGACTTCGGACTCCTCGGAGGTTTCCTCGACATAGGGAGGAACCCACGAGCTGGGTTTGGCTAGCGGAATGTAAAAGAATCTTTGCATCTCAACTCCTAACGAAAATCCTTCGTCACGGATTGGTTTTGTCCATTAACTGGACACAATTAAGTTAGATCGGTTACCGAACCCGTAACAATAGGTTGGTAAGGAGAATCTCCTACATCCACGGATTCGAATACGCGGGGTACCATGGGTACGAAGGGGGAGGGTAAACAGGAGTCATTGGGTACGTTGGCGGCCAAGTGACCCGCCTCCCGCAGCAGGGACAATACCCGCAGGCGGGGCAGACGTGTTGTTCCTGAGAACCTCTGCCAATCATTCCGCTTTGGTATTGGTTGGTATTCTCCCCTTGGTATGTCTTCGCGGAGTCTTGGTCGCCGGGGAAGTAGTTCACACCCGGCGTACCCTGCCACGTCTGTGCGGTTCCGTAAGGGTCTTGATAAGTATCTTCGCCTTGAGGATTAACAGCGAAGAACCCGCTGTCTCGTGTTTGTGTATAGCTTCCTGTCATATCAGACCCCCTGCGGACGTTGGGCGTGGGATTCGCTGTATAGAGCGTCCCAAGATTCCAACAGCTTTTTAAGAACATCAAAATCTTCGTACTCCACTACCGACTGATCTTCGAGAATTTCTTCACAAGGAACCGTGCAGGCGGGATCGGATACACGGCCCCGTGGGGAATGGATTACGAAAATTCGAGGAAATTCACCTTTCAGCTCCATCGTAAAATCTTCTGCCATATCAGACCCCCTGCGCTTTCAGCACGTCCAGTGATTCCCGGACGCCGACTAGGTACTCGCTAAGTTCTGGCGATGGGTGAACTGCAAACTCTATCGCGGCTTGCGTGTCTTGCAAGAAGAACTCTTCAAACGAGTTCATGGCGTATAGCGCGGCCTGGGAAGGCACCACGCTCGAATCACCAGGTGCGATGTGCCGAACCTGCTGATCCAAGTCCTCGGTGTAGCTGTGAATCGTGTCCTTGATAATCTGCCACGCTTCGGACGGCATAGTTCGAAGGACTCGGCCCCGTTCATATAGATCGAGTTGCCTGTCCATCTCGTCTTGGTAGACTTCCATTACAGCCCCCCAAGAATACTGGTAAGGTCTACTACTCTCTTGGAAGGCGGCGGCGGAGTGTAATGGAGGTTTCCCGCCCGTCCCGTTTTCAATTTGTGGGCAGCTCGAATAGCCTCTATCAGTTCTGCTTCGGGAAGGTCATCGTACTGCGAGCCCGGGATTGCTTGGGTGTCGCCTACGTGGAAATTACTTGGTTGAACTGCCATCGGTCTCCTCCTCGGGCGATTCTTTGACGATTTCCGCTTCCCACTTTGCTACCTTAAAATCAACATTTGCGAAGAATGGATCGGGGGACCCGTCCGGATTCAGGAGCCAAGGATCGGGGGCCTTTTCCGTTTCCTTATACTTGAACTGCATTGGCGGCATGTCAATGCGGGAAGGAAGATCAGTATCGCGCGCGAGATATGGTTCTGATTTTTTACCCCACGCGCTGTAGGTTATCCCCGCTGACGATATTCTATGAAAACTCGTACGTTTGCGCCAGACAGCGTAGTCGGGGTCAGAGGGGAAGAAGCGCCTGCCACAGTTCGTGCAAATGCCTATGATTTCTCCCGTGTTCAAACCGTGCCACACAATTGAGGTTCTTCCGTAGTAGTCTATGATTTCTCCGTGACACCCCGCTAGGTGGGAGCATTCTCTTTGCTCCTCGGCTAAAATCTCGCGCCGCTTCTTGTCCAACAGTCTTAGGAGTTTTCGAGATTTTTTCTCGTTGTCATTGGCTAAGTAGTTCTCTAGCCACTTCTTTAGCTTACCCATTAAAAAAACTATGTACTTGTGCATTCTTACCTCTCTGCGAAATCCTCGCTGACGGGGTTGTCCATTAAATGGATTGAATAAAATAGGAGGGAAGCCGAGTAGGGCGGGGGCCTCGTTTCCAAGGCCCCCAGAAGAACCCTCATCATGCTCAAAACAATCCTACCACACCTTTTCTAACTTGTCAAGAACTATTTTTAGGGGAGACTCCCGAAGCCAGTAGTGGCGGAAGGTGTGCCCGTTAGCTCCTCGGGTTCGACCGCGTGACGGAACCCTTCCCGCAACACGTCGCGAGCGGCGCGAGCTGTGTTCTCAGAGTCGAGCAAGATTTGCTTTTGCTGAAACTTCTGCTGTTCGAGTTGAGCTTGCGCCTGCGCTTTCTGTTGTACGGCCCCGCCCTGACTCATCTGCTGCTGCCGTTGTTTGTCTTCAGCGGTCATCGGTACAATTATGTCGTTCATATTCTTTAATTCCGACATCTCAAACCAAACATTTACAAGTTCCTTGACATCTACTTTCTTTCCTTCCAACGCGAGTTGCTCGGTGATCGCGGGATTTGCAAGGAACTGGCTGAGCATTGGGAGCGACTGCGCCATGTTTCTCCGAGTTGACATTTTGCTACCAGCGAGAATTGAGAATTTCACCCTTGCGTTGAGGAC